GCGACAATCAAGCAACTCATCGCACAGGCTGCACCTAAGATTGCCCAAATGACTAAGAGTTCCCTCCTTGATGATCGTCGTCGTGGTGGCTCTACTAAAGCAGCCTTTGGCTAACAGTTAAGGAATAAACACTATGTCTATTAGCGCTACCCCAACCTCTATCGGGATTGAGAGTATTGAGTTACGTGCAGTTAATGCTGTAGCTACCTCTCAGTCCCCATTCACCTACAAGCAACAGATCATCAGTCATGGTGGACAGAAGTGGGAAGCCTCAGTTAATATTCCACCTGTTCACCGTGACCTAGCTGCACCTTGGAAGTCTATGCTGGTTGCTCTTAAGGGACCAACTGGTACATTCCTACTGGGAGACCCTGACTATGCTACACCACAGGGAACTGTAAGCTCTTGTACACTGTCTGGTGTTGCTGGTGATGAGACTGTTACTGTCGTTATGACAGGTACACTTAAGGCTGGTGACTACATTCAACTTGGTAGTGGTTCTTCAGCTAAACTACATCAAGTCCTCGTTGACCAATCTGGAGATGGTTCTTTGGAAATATGGCCTTCACTAAGGTCTGATTATACAAGTGCTACTGTAGTCTTCAACAACCCTAAAGGCGTCTTTCGTCTAAGCACAAATACGACCTCTTGGTCAATCAACAATGCATCAGTCTACGGCATCTCCTTTGAAGCTGTAGAAGTAATAACATAAAGGTAATCTCCACATGTCCCGTGATTTAACTCCGACTACAATCGCTGCATTAGATGATGATGTCGTTCACCCATTCTTTGCTGTTGAGCTTCAGTTTGACAGTCAAACAATTCGTACATGGACAGGTCAAGGTACACTCACTCTTGGGGATGGCACTGAATGGATTGGCTCAGGTCAACTGTTGAGTATCTCATCTATCGAAGAAACGCAAGAGATGTCCGTTAGGGGTGCAACTCTTACCATGAGCGGTATCCCCTCAAACCTTCTGTCCCTAGCCCTTAGTGCGCCTTATCAGGGACGTGTATGCAAGATTTACTTTGGTGTAATGGGGGAGCAAATCTTTAACGAACTGTTCTCAGGTTACATGGATCAAATGAACATTGAAGATGGTGCGGATTATGCCACTATTGAGATGAGAGTTGAAAATAAGCTTGTTGACCTTGAGAGGGCTAGGGTAGCACGATTTACCTCTGGTTACCAAAAGTCAGTTTATGCTGGAGACCTTGGCTTAGACTTCATTGAGGACTTACAGGATAAACAGATTGTTTGGGGTCGTAGCAGTGGAAGTTAAATACCAGCAAGAACTTATCTCTTATGCCAGAAATGAGATAGAACCATTAGCTGAACTTGAGTGGGAAGAATCGGGTCACCCTACAGCAGAGTTGAGCATTGATTGGGATGCTTATTATAATCTTGAAGGTAGAAGCTTACTTAAGTTCTTTACTGCTCGTAAGGATAAGCTTCTGATTGGTTACTTTGTCGTTATTGTGTTTACTCCTCTTACGGCCAAAGGTGAGATTGTTGGTTGTTATGATGCTGTGTATGTCCATAAAGACTACCGTAAGTCTTCTGTAGGTAAACGTCTGTTTAAGTTCGTAGAAGATTGCATGAAGGAAGATGGCATCTACAGAGTTGTAGCCTCCTCATCGAAGAAGAACCCTATCGGTAATTTCCTTACTCGTATGGGTTATAATGAAATAGAGACTAAATACGAGAAGGTGCTATAGTATGGTTATTATTACTGCTCTTGCTGCTTTAGGAAGTTACGTTGCTGCTTCAGCTTTTGGTGCTGCTATTGGTATTGCTGGGGTTACAGGTACTCTAGCTCTTGCAGCCATTGGTCTTGCAACTAATGTCGTACTTGGTATGGCTCTTAATGCACTAACACCTAAGCCCTCTCTTGGTGGTGGTGCGTCTGGAGCGGCTGCTGTCCGTGGTTATCAAGTCAACAGCAAAGGTTCCGCACTAGACCACCAGATTATCTATGGTAAGGTTCGTGTCGGTGGTGTTATCCTATACGACGAAGCTACAGGGACTGACAACAAATATCTTCACCGTATTATTGGTGTCGCTGGACATGAGGTTACCTCCTTTGATGAAATCTATATCAACGACGAAATTGCAACCATTGACGGTAATGGTAACGTAACTTCTCCAAGTCGTTATAGTGGTAAGGTCCGTATCAAGCTTCATTTAGGTGCATCAGACCAACTTGCTGACACGTTCCTTGATAGTGCATCTGCTAAGTGGACCCCTGAACACAGGCTACGTGGTATTGCTTATATGTACGTCCGCTTTGCTTTTGATGCAGACGTATTCCCTAACGGTGTTCCTGTAATAACAGCGACAGTAAAAGGTAAAAAGGTTTATAACCCATCAACAGGTCTGACAGTTTGGTCAGATAACCCTGCTCTCTGCTTGAGGGACTACCTTACAACAAGTAGTTATGGTCTTGGTGAGGTTGCTGGTAGCATTGATGACACTCTGGTCATAGCTTCTGCTGTGGTATGTAATGAAACTAACACGATTGCGGGTACAACTCGTTACACTTGTAATGGTGCCTTCACTACAGCAGTAACACCCTACGATATGATTAACAGCCTCCTGACCTCTATGGGTGGTTCTTTGTGGTATTCTCAGGGTAAGTGGCGTATGAAGCCTTCTTACTGGACCACACCAGTCCTGTTTCTTAATGAAGATGACCTACGTTCCCCTGTTGGGGTATCTACACGTCATTCCCGTAGGGATAACTTTAATGCTGTTAAAGGTACATTCCGTGGTGAAGAAACTAACTGGCAGGTAACTGATTACCCAGAAGTTACTAACGCAGCTTTTGTTACTGCTGATAACGGACAAGTATCTGTTGTAGATATTGATCTTCCGTTTACAGATAACTCCATTGAAGCTCGTCGTATCTCTAGGATAGCCCTAGAGAGTAACCGTCAACAACTTATGGTAAGTGCATCCTTTGGTCTTAGGGCATTGGGTGTACAGGTTGGCGACAACATCTATTTAACTAACTCTCGTTTTGGTTGGGTTAACAAAGAGTTTCAGGTTATCTCTTGGACATTTGGTCTAACAGATGGTCTTGACCTTCAGGTTGAGATGATGTTAAAAGAGACTGCTGAATCTGTCTTTGATGAGATAGACGATGATGTTGTTTATAAACGTGACAACACTAACCTTTTGAGTGCTTTTGATGTACCAATACCAAGTCTAGATGCGGCTGTTGTTTTAACTTCAGTTAATGAGGATGGTACAACTATCCCGTCTATTAACTTCTCTTGGTCAGTAGTAGAAGAACAACTTGTAGACCACTATGACTTTCAGTGGAAACCATCTACAGACACTCTATATAGTTCTGTAACAATCACAGAACCTAACTTTACCTTATCTCCAGCTTTAAGTGGTATTGCATACGATTATAGGGTACGCTCTGTAAACACTCTTGGTGTAAACTCTATCTTTGTATCAAGTGTATCTCCTGCAAGCACTGGCAATGATTCTACTACCCCCAATCCACCTACAAGTTTGGTCGCAACGGGGGGTTATTCAACTGTGAAACTTACTTGGACTGCCCCCACCACTAACACTGATAGTTCTCCCTTAAAAGACCTGTTCCAATACAGAATCTTTCGTGGTACATCAACTAACCCAACGACATTGGTTGGTCGTGTGTCTGGAGAATCCTTCACTGATGGTGGCTTGAATGACGACACAACGTATTACTATCGTATCGTTGCGCAAGACTTTACTGGTAATGTCAGTACCTACTCATTGAACAAGAGTGTTACAACAAGTTTGGCACCTGTTGGTGCTGATGGTGCTGATGGTGCTGATGGACCAAGGGGTGCTGGTCGTTGGAACATTGGGGTTACTACCTTACCAACAACTAGCTCTGGAGCTAATACTGACTTTGTTGCAACTATTGGGCAACCAGTGGACAAAGATCAGGCTTGGTTCTACACTGGTACTGTTGCAAACCCTACGTCTCAGGGTGTTTGGATTTACAATGCTGGGGCAACAGTTTGGGTTGAACAGAATGAAGTCATTGATGGTAACTTAATTGTATCGGGGACTGTCACTGCTAACGCTATGAATGCTAATAGTATCACGGCGGAAAACGGTGCGATAGCTGATCTGGCAGTCAGTACGTTGAAAGTGGCTGGCGATAGTATCACTGTTACTAATTTCGTGGACTTTGCAGATAAATATGGAGCTGGCCCTTACACGTTTAGCACTAATGTGAGCATGGCTTACGCTGGCGACATTGTTGCTATTGTTACTATTAGAATGTTTGGCTCGTCAAGCGGCGGGAGTACGGCAAATTATTCGCTGTACGTTGATGGCACTCTATTGTCGGGCATAAGCTACACTGGGTCAACTCTCTTGGGCTTGCACACTTTGTCAGGTTCGAAGTCGGTTTCTAGCGGTTCTAGGAATATCACCGTTACAGTATCAAATATTTCGGGAATATTTAGCCCATCCGCAGACTGCCAATTAACTATATTTAGGCGCTACAGATGACATTTTATACAAAATACGAGCTTTCGACTGGTGAAATTGAGTTTACCTTTGAGGGGAAACTTGAGTACGCAATGGAAAATCAACCATTCATTGAGGGCAAATTTTCCGCCAAGGAGTTCACTGTTGTTGACGGCCAAGCGGTGCGCAGAGCCGATGCTGTGATAAAGCAAGCTGAATTTGACTTTGCTTGTGCTGAGTTTAGGCGGCGGCGGGACGAATACCTAAAAGATAGCGACTGGACACAAGTTCCTGACGCACCAGTCGATCAGGCTGCTTGGGCGGCTTACCGTCAGGAACTACGAGACGTTACAAACCAAGAGACCTTTCCCTCTGAGGTAACTTGGCCTGTGGCTCCACAATAAAAGAGGGAAACAAATGTCGTATAAACTAGGAACCCGTAGCTTACAGAACTTGTCAGGTGTACACCCTGATCTTGTTGCTGTGGTTAAATTAGCCATCAGTATCACAGAGCAAGACTTCACTGTGATCGAAGGTATCCGTAACATTAACCGTCAACGTGAGCTTCTTAAATCTGGTAAGTCAACTACCATGAACTCACGACACATTACAGGCCATGCAGTTGATATGGTTCCTTGGCCTGTAGACTGGAATGACCTTGAACGCTTTGAGGTCGTAGCAGAAGCTATGAAGACAGCAGCAGAAGAGCTTGACATTCCCATCGTATGGGGTGGTGACTGGAAGAGCTTCTATGATGCACCACACTTTGAGTTAGACAGAAAGACTTATCCAAAATGACTACAGAACCTTGGCACTTATCTAAGACCGTACCAGTGACCTTGGTGTTTGCTATTGCAATGCAAACCGTAGCTCTCATCTGGTTTGTATCAGCCCTTAACAGTTCTGTCGAATCTAACAGGGTCAGTATCATTAAACTTGAGACTAAGACAGAAACTCTATCTCAGATCGTTCAACAGCAAGCTGTAACATCAGCACGTATGGATGAGAATATTAAAGCTATCAGAACTGCTGTAGAGGCTATGGCAGGACGATGAAGACATATAAACGTGAAGTAGCCCTTGTACTATTCTTGTGGCTTGGCTATATTGTGGAAACAAAAGATGTTAATACTATTGAAATCTTGGTCTGGCCGATCTTTACGTTTAGTGCTTTGGCTTTTGGTATGGATTGGTTTGGTAAGTCTGGCGGGGTGCGGGGCCAGTCCTCTGAGCCTTCTGACAGGCGGGGGACCGAACGTAGCAGCGAACACGCAGGTCGGTAAAGAGAACAACCAGACTATTGGTGTCGTTAGTAACACACGACCACAATTACGTATAGAGGCTCCTGTAGACACTGTGATACAAGATACAAGCACAACTAAGAACACTGAGGTTGATCCCCTAATGCTTATCCTTCTTATCTTAGGCTGGTTAGCCCCAAGCCCAAGTGAGATTGGCAGAAGTTTTATCAATCTATTTAAACGTAAACAGTAATAACAAACTACCTTTTAAATACAAATAAGCCCCACATAGGTTAATTCCTACGTGGGGCTTTATTGATTCTATTCGTCTTCGGTATTGGTCATGCCCAACTGTTCCATTGTTATAGCTAGACCTTCGTATAGCGTATCAATGTCAGTCTGTTGTTTTCCACACTTATAGGCTAAAAGTAAGGAGATTACCAGATTTGTAAGGATGATGCCTTCAAACAATGTCATTACAAGCCCTCATGAAGTTTGATAAGTCGGCGTTCATACCACTCAGCCTTCTTCAAGTCCTCAACACCATTCTTGTATCGCCATCGGTGTAGATACTTTGCGATATTCCCTCGGAGGTATCCGATGTATTCCTCTCGTGTCAGGAAGTCTTCGATGTAGTCGATACATTCAATCTTTCCTTGACCATAGTGGATTGGTCGATCTACAGGATTAAACGGCTTACCCTTGTCTTCTTCATACTCATGCATTTTAGTTGCTTCCCATTTAGCCATTTAGATACCCTCTGCGTAGAATGTTTTGACCCACATCTTTGTGATGTCAGATCGGATGATGTCGTCCATGTTAAACTCAATAATTGGCACGGGCAGCATATACTTCTTAGCCATGTGAATGACCTTCGTAAGGCCATCGGCCTCCTTTAGGTCACTCTGCTGCACATCACCGTTAAGAACGATAGTAGTACCCTCCCCAACTCGTGTCAGAAGCATCTTAAGCTCGTGCGTAGTGATGTTCTGTGTCTCATCGACAATAATAAAGGCATTGTCAAAGCTACGACCACGCATAAGAGCAAGAGGGGCCATTTCAATGTTGCCAGACTTAATGCCTGTTTCCACTGCACCCTTCCCTAAGTGCTTCTCTAGCACGTCTAGGACTGGTAATGCCCAAGGCATTGTCTTCTCCTGCAAGTCCCCCTTAAGAAAGCCTAGTTCCTTCCCTACAGCTACGTGAGGCCGTGTGATGACGATCTTATCAATCTCCTTCATCGTGTAT